TGTTTTTTTACAAGCACTTTTATTGGAGGTAAATTAGCTACTAAAAAAGACATAATGTTTAATTTTTTCTAAAAATTTTTTATAACGTTTTTTTGTATCATTGTCACTAACAGACTTGCCTTTAGATTTCTCAAAGCATGCTTTAGTAAAAAGGGGGGGATGGGGGTCGCGTTTAAGTCCCGGGCGCCGCCTGCGACATGTTGTCACACCCGGGCGAGTTATCCACAGGTTATACACAGCCACTAGATATAGTAGCTGTGCTGAGAATTAACTGATGACTAACCAGCTAAACCTAATCGTTGTAGTAAGTACCCTACGTCTTTCTGTAAGTGTCTAATTAAATCTATTGATTCAATGTTATCGTTGCCTTTGTTATTGACAACCCACTCAACTGTTGAGTTCATAAGCACACCACTAATCAACTTCCAATCCAAGCTATCCTTTGCAGGTACAGATGATATGATTGATTCAAGGTCGCCAACACTTGCGTGGTCTTTAGCGTACTCTATTACCTCTTGCATAACAGGGGTAATGTCAACGTTATTCATAGTAGTAACTGGAACTAATGAGTCCATTGTTTGTTCTTCGTTTTTGTTAGTCATTCTAATTCTCCTTTAACTAATTGTTATAATAAAGCTATACATCACAACCCACATAATAGATACGCCTATTAAGAATAATGTCACATTCATTGTGGATAACTCTTGCCACTAACTTCAAAGACTGTGTCAGGGTTTACATTTGCCCAACGTTGGAAGTCTGACTTGGCTCTACTGTTTATTCTAAATACTAATACATAGTTAGGGTGTTCGGTTACTACTTTCTCTTTAGTAAAGCGATAACCTAGCTTACCTAGTACACCTAGTTTAATCTTACCAACTGTGCCATCATTCTTTATCCACTTACAGCTAAAGAAACCACTCTTGACTATGTCCTTAAATTCATTCTTTGTCATATATTCTCTTTCTATTTATTAATACTAATACAATACATATTATACTAACAATGTACATGTGACACGATGTCGCACCCGGGCAGACAACTCACATCAGCTCAGCATCGGCGAAGCGGGCAGGACACCAGGAAGGGCAGTACTATATAGTGGTTGTTGTGGTTGTTTGGAGTTTAGGAGTTTAGAGGACTTACAGATATAACTACCATGCCTCATCGAGTACTTGTTTCTACTGTTAGCGACTAGGTCGCTGACCATACTCTAATTAATTAACTGTCTTATTATACCACACCAATCGTGGTCGTCCAAGGACATTGATAAATATCTTGTGGATAAACCCATTCCTATATTGTGCAGAGCCAAACCACTTCTTCTTATTATGATAAATCATCCAGTTCTTTCCCCGGCGCGCCCGGTGCGTAAACAGGAAAGGCCAACGCGCAATTGATGGTTGGCCTTTCCAGGAGTTAAGGAGCTTTAGATCCTGCAGCTCACGCAGCAGCTACCTGGCAGCCCCAGCAGCAGGTTCGTAGCCCGGCCGCAGCAGGATGCAGTATTATGCACCCCAGTAGTATCTTACTATAACCACTATAAAAAGGCAGATAACCGCCAATTTTACTGGTATTATTAAACCTAGTCAATCCATTTGTACCTCTCTTTCTCATTCTATCTTCAGGTCTATCCCATCTGGAAGCATCTGTCAACAGTCATGCTTCGAAATTTTTTCCTTGTTTTCCGCCATTCGCATTTTTATATCAGGCACTGTTGTTCCCGCGGGCGCCCGGGCGCCAGAACGTTAAATAGCCCCAAGCAAAATCGCGGGGGCTATATCTCTGGAGTTAGGGAGTTACAGTATTAGCTAGAGAATATACTTTTAACTTGATTGCTAAAACTATTCTCTGATTCTTTATGTATGTCCTCTGCTCGTATTTGATTTCGCTTCATTACTGGAACAATGGCATCGTAATGTCCACCTATCTTGGATAACAAAGCGTTTGTATCTTCTTGATTCTCGGCAATTCTATTTAATGCCTCTACTATTGGGTTAGTGCTATCTTCTGGTAATACCATATAATCTCCTTTGTTTCTATTTCTGTCCTTATTATATCAGAAAGTTATCCACATGTCAATGACGCATCGAAGCATCCTGCTTCCTGGCGTGCTGGATCTTAGATGGAAATGGAAATGGCAGAAGTCCGCCGATCATCAGCTCAGTTGTTTCCCCGGCGCGCCCGGCGTACAAACCAGCAGCTCCATGCCTCTAATCCGACTGTGGTTTTTGGCGGAGTTTGGGAGTTTTGGAGTTTGCGAACTGCGTGAGCTGCATCCCGGGCAGCGGGCCCTCGTACAAGGCTCTTGGCCCTAGGTCCAAGTTGGTAGAATCACGGAGCTTGGGAGTTTGACTACCGTCAAAAAGCTTTACGACCCCCTTCCCGGGGTCCGTAATTAGGATAAATACAGGAGCACACCGCATAGAATAAGAGACATGGAAGGCATTCTGAAGGGGTGATATGAGTACTTTTGCGTCCCCTTTTTTATTACGTCTCATTACTTTTAATTCTAACGTAAAGAATCCACAATCTTCGTGATACACTACGCAATCTGGGAATCCAGGTGTAACGTATGACTCAATGCGTGATACTAAATATTTACCACCTTCTAAGTATGTCTTTACAGTCTTCCAAAAAGTTGTTTCTGGTTTTACGGTCATACTTCTTCTTGTCCTTGTTCACCTTTTGTTTCCACTGGGGTGATGTCAATTGGTTCGCTATCGGATTCCTCTTCGACCGATATAATAGTTTTATTATTTTCTTTTCTGAACTTACCATCTAATCCTAATTCCTTTAATTGTTTTAAAACTTCATCACGGGACATGCTGTCAATACTGCCAGTTCTGATTTCTTTACGGTCAATGTACAATCCTGCAGCTTGTCCACGCAACCGCTCAGCATTAACTGCAGCACTATAAGACTTAGCAGTAAGCGCAGTCTCTCGTAAACGTGCCAACTCTTGAACATGCTTGTCCATTTCAACTTTATGTGTTGTTGCAATCTCTTCTCTTCTTTTAGCTATGGCTTGTACAACCTTGGGTGTCTTTTTAACACTTAACAACTCTGATGCTGTCACTGCTGCACGTTCTGGTTTATATCCAGACTGTCTAGCACATTCAGTAGGTGTTAGTCTACCTTCATTAGCACTATATAATTCAACAAATATTCTTTGTCTATCAGTTAACCCATCCTCGCCCCTTGGGTGTTTTAATGCCATATCTCTGGTATTACGGATGGTATTGGCAATAACCTTGTCCCCAACCTTGTCTATCTTGTTGATAATACTGTCTTTTTTACTCATTTACTCCTCTAAAAATACTTTTTGCACCCTTATTCCATGGGATGGTAATACCATCGGTAATACCTGTTTCTCTATATCTGCAATCAAAAACATGTCAAAAGTATTACGGTATTGGCAAATCTGCTCATAAAAAAAATAAAAAAAACTTTTTAGCATCCAGCGCCTTATACAATACCACATTATAACAATGTAATTGTTCTTCTTGCGTACCTATCATATGTCAAATAACCACGTTTTTCCAGGTTTTTTACATACTCATGTACATTACTCTTCGACCTCATGTCATTCATCTGTTTCATCTCTTCGTAAGAAGGTGAGTACCCATTAGACTCTATAAATCCCTTTAGTTCTGCCAAAAACTTAGCCTGTTTAGGTGTTAATCCTTTTTTCTTTGTGCCAATACCTTTGCCAATACCCATTATTTCTTATCCTCTTGTCCTTTAGCGTCTGGTTGTCCCCAATAATAATTTCCTACTTGCCTAATCATTTCATTGTAACCCCACTCATTTATTACTTGTTTTGTAATAGACTTCTCAAGCGTGTCTTTAATTTCTTGCTCCTCTTCACTAAGTTTAATTCTAGATGGTGCTTTCTTACGCACATATGTGCTTATCTTAGACCATGTAATAATAACATCACTCTTTTTTGGCCTTAGATAGCCTGCCTCAGCATCTAATCTTGGTAATTCTTCTTCTTTATCAAAATGTTCTGCAATAAACTTTAATACTTCATCATCATCTTTAAATTGTTTAACAACTTTCTCTACTATCTTTTTGTCTTGCCATAAGTTAATTTCGTATGTCTGCATGTGATACCTGTAAATATTCTATCTTTGTTACCCATCCTTGTGGAATAGCAATAGCACCACCCCCATGGTTGTCATCCCGGTCCACGCACCAAGAACGCATAACCACTACCTTTTCTTCATTATTAACTATCAAATACCCCACTTCCTGGCATACAGCCAGCGGTGCAGCAATAATATCTTTGATAGCTATCCAACCAGTCTCGGTATCACGGGCATCAAGCCACGTCACACGCACCATTGGAACTTTGTCAATTTCCACAAAATTCTTTTGTATTCCAGGCAACTTCAGCTTCATCCCATTTTTCTTGCATGTTACCTAGATCTGGTTTTTCATTTCTTTCTTTATGACTCTTAATAAACTCATCTGCCATGTTCATTAGCATTACAGAGGAAAATGTATCCCCGTAGCATTTAACAGAACGCAGCTTGTTAAACATCTCGTTAAATCCTGTGCCATTTTCTTCACACTTCATCATTATTTTTTTAATCTTTAATTCTGCTTTATATAAACTCATTCTAAAATCCTGGATATTGAGGACAGCTAGTGCAGTCCATAGATTCATAATAACCCACTGCATCATTTGCAGCACGCATTTCTTCTTCATTGTCTTCAAACATTGCACTGTAAAATGCATCACGGGCACGTTTTAGCTCATCATGGACATCTACCATTTGACACACTGGGCTCATAATACCCCTAAAAAAACTTGGTATATCATCACCAATATGTGAAACAATACATATACTTTTATAGGAATAAGTAAGAACCAAAATAAACCCCAAATCATTTGCGCACCGCCATGTACTCGTAATCAAAATCGCCGTGCCTTTTTTGTACTAAAGTCACAAGATTATTTTCTTCACTATCTTGTACTAATTTACGCAGCTTAAACACTCGTGTGTTATCACTAGGGGATATAGACCCTAATTTAGGATCACATAAATAACCACGGTAATATGTTATACGCGCAGTCTTAGGTGCCTTGTTAATCCAATTTGTGTATACTTTTAAACTTATCATATTTCTGATTGTATTATATCATAGTCATTCAAACAAAACAAGAACTTTATTTGGCTGTTTTCCGGGGCAAATCGTGTCAACAAAAAACTTGCGTTAGTTATTTACAATATATATAACTAAGTTCTCAACTTCATTTCACCCAATGGACTCTCTCCTGCTTACCCAAGCAGCGAGGGTCCTATTATTAAAAGAGATTAGATGTCAAGAAGAATTAAAAATGTATGGAAAGATTTCTTAAAATGGTTAAAATACGAACCTCATAAAACATACATGCGAGGAAAGTGAAAATATTCTTTTTATTAATGCTTATATCAATGCCCAACATGCCTTCTGTAAGGTACAACGCATTCATATTTCCCAGTGAAACATTGTGTGTAGAAGCACGTGATGACTATATGAACGCATATGCTGCTAAAGACTTGGAATATAAGAGTAAACTTAAGACTGAAGCTTATTGTATTCCCTTTGATTCATTTCCAGTTACTGGTATAAACGGCACTGACACATAATCCTGGAGGGATATGAAATATTTTAAATACCTGGCGTCATTGCCAATTCTTATATCTTTGATAGCCGGTGCATACGGATCTCTTAACTATATCAACAAGTTAACCGCACAAATTGACGCAAGCACTGACACTATTAACATACTAAAAGTAGAAGTAAAAAACTTAGAACAACGTGTCTACGGTGACATAGACAACATACACACTATTTTTAATGATAAAACTAGTAGAAATTCTACTAATTATGCGTCAGCAAGGGAAGAGCTCGTAAAAGAAATGGCAGACATGTCATCCTGGGTAGGACGTATCGAGGGCATTGTTGCAGCATTGCGTGATGGTTCGTACAAACTA